TCACTAGCGCAAGCGCAGCTATCTTCTTCCAATTCGCAACACCTGCTTCGGGCGACATCGAAGGTGTCACCGCAGGAACAGGAATCTCAGGTGGCGGAACTTCGGGAACTGTCACAATCACCAACTCAATGGCCACAGAGATAACAGCCAAAGGTGACCTAATTGTAGGCACAGGCAACGCGACCTTCGACAACCTCCCCGTTGGCACAAATGGCTACACACTTGTAGCGGATAGCGCACAATCCACAGGCCTCAAGTGGGCTGCGCCTAGTGCTGGTGGTTTAACTTTACTTAGCACAACAACCCATAGCGGTAATGCAACCTTGACTATTACAGGTATCAGCACAGCATATAAAAACTTACGCATATTAGTTAATGAGCCAGAGTCATCTTCTACCGCAGGTGCTTTATACTTAGATGTAGGTGCAGCAAGTGCATACTCTCAAGTAGCCATATACGCACTAGGTTCTGCTGCGGCAACAAATGTTTCTAAAACTAGCGTAAGTGATGGGCAAGCATTTATTAACTTAACTGGCACAACTTTAAGAAGCAGTAATGGAGATGCACAGTTTGTAATAGACATCTATGATTATGCAAATACTACAACCTATAAACAAGGGCGTTGGACAGGAATGTATCTGCAAGGCTCAAACTATGGAGAATTGACTAGCGGCTCTTTTACTGTAAATGATTCAACTGCTATAACTCAGATTATTTTACAATTACAAGGTGGGGCTAACCTTGCCTGCACAGTTCTAATTTACGGAGAAAGTTAAAATGAAAATAACTGAACACAATATAACTACTGATGAAATTGTAGTAAGAGATGCCAATGAATATGAATTAAAAAAGTTTGATAGTTGGCAAAAATATAATGAAGCAAAGGCAACCGCAGAGGCAGAAATTGAAGCCCAAAAGGCTGCCCTACTGGATCGTCTAGGTATCACCGCAGGCGAAGCAAAGCTCCTACTTTCCTAGCACAATCCTCTGAGATTGTGCCGAAGTTTGTAGCGAAGTCTTCCGAGGCTACTGGACTTGCTTGGGAGGCTGCTTTAAGTGGTTTTGGAAATTATGCAGATTATACTCCAACTTACTCAAGTTTTACTCTTGGTAATGGAACAGTAGTTGCCAAACAAGCTCAAAGCAATAATACAGTTCATACCTACGGAAGAATTACATTAGGATCAACTAGCTCGGTTTCAGGAGCTTGGGAAATAAGTTTGCCAACTGCCGTTGCATTTACTTCTCTTGGTTATCAGGGTTTCTGTTCTTATTTAGATGCTTCTGCATCGCTTCTCTATGTAGGATGGATGAACTTTGGCATTGGTGGCGGTGCAGTTTTTAGACCTAGGTCATTAGCTGCAAGTCAGATTTATGCTGGTGATGTTGGAGCAACTACACCTTTTACTTGGACAACTAGCGACATTCTTTATTGGAATGTTATTTATGCAAAGGCTTAGGAGAAACAATGTCTTATTTTGATTCAATTTTTGAACTTAATATTCCTGAAGATTGGCGTTGGGAGCGTATTCGTATTCACCGCGATAATCTTCTCAAAGATTCCGATTGGCGAATGGTTGAAGACGCGCCCTGGGATAAATCCGCTTGGGCTACCTACCGCCAAGCCCTCAGAGATTTGCCTTCAACAGTAAGTGACCCAGCAGAAATAGTATTTCCTGAGCCACCTACCGCCTAGGCACAATCCCTCAAGATTATGCTAGAAGCAGTTTAGCCTCATCTTCAGTTATGCCTAGCCGATCTAGCAGGGCTGCCTTTTGGGCGGCCTTTGCTTCGGCTTCGGCTTTTGTTTCTTGCGCTTTTGCTTGGTCTAAAAGATATTGCTGAGCTTCTTCTTGATTCATCTCGCGGTCAATAAACTTATCTTTTTCTGTGTATATTCTTATATGTGGTAATGTCATTTTAAGATACTCCGTAAATGTAAGCGGTTCCTGTGGAAAATGTGCTATTAGATGTAATTAAAGTAATACTTGTAATAGCAGCAGAATTATTATAGACACTTTGACCCCAAATTGCCTGTTGCGTTGTTTGAAATACATAATACTCCCAAGTTATGAAAGTTTCATCTGTATCAGTATATCTTGGTATCCAAATGTTTCCCCTGCCTTTTTGCCCAGCAGATGTAGATGATGTGGCATCACCAAATGGTATTTCTGTTACGCCAGTATTTGATGCACCAGTAACAGTTGAACCATCAACCTTAAGTCTAGTTCTAAAATAATTACTACCAGTATCAGAATTTAGACGCAAATTTAAATCTCCAGAACTGGATGCAAGTGCTACATCTTTAATCACAATAAATAAATGTTTATATGTGCCTGGAATACTGCTAGAAGTTGTGCTTGCCCCAGATAAAGTTAATGACTGAATCAAAGTCATTCCACCACCAGCAGCAGCCGCAGCCCACTCAGGGGCAGTTGCACCAGAATTCACTGTAAGAACCTGCCCAGCAGTTCCAATTCCTAGCCTTGCGACAGTATCGGCTGCTGTTCCATAAAGTAAGTCACCAGCAGTAGTTACTACATCAGCAACAGGATCAACTGCCCATTTCAAGCCTGTCGGTGAAACCGAACTATCCGCTACGATGCTTCAGCTTGGCAAGGGGATTGTTCTCAGCACAATCGTGTGCGATTGTGGTTGACAACATAGGGTAGCCTTTAGGTATGGAACTTATAGAGATGGAAGCCATCAAGGAAAAACTCCTTGCTCGGTATCAAATGCAGGGCTTTTCAATGGCTCTGTTTCGCAATGATTACAACCTCTTGGTAAGAATGGGGGTTCATCCTCAGCTCGCAACAGTTGAGGACATAATGGCAGCCGTGATGGTGCCAAAAGCCGTTTCAACAAAAGGCACCTACGCAGCTCGCTTTCGATCCTTATTCAAGACCCTGAACAAGATGGGTGTCATTTCTAACAACTGTTATCTTGACCTTCCACCTGTTCGCAAATCTCGCGGGCTACCGCACCCACTAACGCCTAATGAAGCAAGGCTTGTGATGACCGAAGCCAAGCAACCGATGCGCGATTGGTTCATCATCGGATGCTCGGCAGGACTGAGGGCGATGGAAGTTGCCAACCTCAAAGGCATTGATTTAGAGCAAAGAGATGATGGCTACATTTTAAGAATTGCGGGCAAAGGCGGAACTGACTTGTCGGTTCCTGTCGCCCAAAAAGTGGCAGATGTAATTCTGTCCTATAAGACCCAAGGTCGTCTGTGGAATGTGACAAGCAATTGCCTTTCCAAGATGACGAGCGCAGAGATGAAGCGCCTAAACATTGAGGTCAAAACCTTCCACGCCTGTCGCCATTATTTTGCAACCAATATGCTTGAGAAATCAGGCGGTGACCTTTTGGCAGTGCGCGATTTGATGCGACACTCATCGGTTGCCACTACTCAGGTTTACACTCAACTCGCATCGGGGCGAACAAGGAATTTGGTCAATCTATTATGATTTCCGACATCTTTCCCATCACTCGCACCATTGATGACCAAATAGACGATTTTGAAAACTTGGGGTTCTTGAAACAGGAGAAAAATGGCTTCCTCAAAACAAGTGCTTGTCAACTCAACTGCTCAAATTATCGTTGAAGCGTATGGCGAAAATCGCCGAGTTGTCCTGCACAATAGCAATGACCATCCCTGCTACATTGGTGGCTCTGATGTGACAAGTAGTAATGGAATGCAATTTCCAAAAGATACAAATTTAGATTTTCTAGTTCCTATTGGCAGTGTCCTTTATGCTGCCACGGCGGGAGCTAACACCACGACAGTTTCCGTTCTTTACTTGGAGCCATAAAATGAGCGCAGTTGATTGGGCAGGCTTTATCGTTGCCCTGATAAGCATAATCGGATCAGTGACCATTGGCATCAAATGGCTCGTCAAGCATTATCTAAACGAGTTAAAGCCAAATGGTGGCTCAAGTTTGAAAGATTCGGTCAACAGATTAGAACGACAAGTTGAAGAGATTTATAGAATCCTTCTAACAAAGCGGAAATAATATGTGTCAAGCAGATAAATTCATAGCCACCGCCGTTGGCGAACTTGGCTATATTGAAGGCCCTGCCGATAATCAAACGAAATATCAAAAGACGAATCAGCCTTGGTGTGGTGCCTTCGTCAATTGGTGTGCCAAGCAAGTTGGCTTAAAGATTCCTGATTGCACCTACACACCGGCAGGGGCAAAGGCATTCGCCGAGGCGAAGCGTTGGCAAGACCTCGCCACCGCCGAGCCGATGCCTGGCGACTTAGCCTTCTTTGATTTTCCAAATGATAGCCTTGACCGCATCTCCCACATTGGTATTGTTGAAGAAGTCAAAGGCAATGGCACTGTCATCGTCATCGAAGGCAACACCTCACCTGATGTCAAAGGCGACCAACGCAATGGCGGTCAGGTATGTCGTAAGATTCGTGCTTACAAAGTTAAAAATCGCGGAAAGTTAAAGCCATCTCTGCCGGTGTTCATTGTGGGCTTCGGCAGACCTAAGTTCAAGGAGTGCAAATGCTCGACAAAGAAAAAGTCATCGCAGTTGGAAGCACCTATGCAAGAGCAGGAGCAGCCTCAGTCGCAGCTCTCTACCTCGCAGACCCATCGCGCCCTCTAAAGGATTATGTTGCCTGCTTCGTTGCAGCATTCCTTGGCCCGATATTAAAGGCCATCGACCCAAAGGCTTCAGAATTTGGGCGCGGAAGTAAGTAAGAAAATGAAATCGGGGAAGATTTTGGATGAGGCTA